AAGCCAGTTCCTATATTATCTAAGTTTGTTGATATAGTTGTAAATGGTATATCAAATAAAAGTTACGATATAAAAGCTTATGCTCAAGATCCTGAATCTATAAAGAAAAGAACAGAGTACGCTTCAAGACTACAAGAAGATATGGTAGCTAAAGAATATTTAGATTCTTTAAACTCAACATTAGGTATTGATTTATATCAAAGCCCTAACAAAGATATAATACCAGAAACAGCAGAAGAGTTAGAATTACATATGCAACTTAGTTATAAGCAGTCAATTGAAATAGCAGAAGAAGAAGCTATATCTACTGTTTTAGCTCAAAACAAATATGATTTAGTTAAACGTAGAATAAACATGGACTTAACTGTTTGTGGTATTGGTGCTGCTAAAACTAATTTCAATACAGCTGAAGGAATTACAGTTGACTACGTAGACCCTGCTTATATGGTATATTCATATTCTGAAGATCCTAACTTTGAAGACATATATTATGTTGGTGAACTAAAAGCTATAACAATACCTGAACTTAAAAAAGAGTTTCCAGATATTACTGAAGAAGAATTAAAAAGAATACAAGCAATGCCAGGTAACAGATCTTACGTTACTGGTTGGGGTGATTATGATGAAAACACTGTTCAAGTTTTATACTTTGATTATAAAACATATCACAACCAAGTATTTAAAATTAAACAAACAGAACAAGGGTTAATGAAAGCTTTAGAAAAGCCAGACACATTTAATCCACCAGAAAATGAAAACTTTGAAAGAGTATCAAGATCTATAGAAGTTTTATATAGCGGTGCTAAAGTTTTAGGCACTGATACTATGTTAAAGTGGGAACTTGCAGAAAACATGTCAAGACCTACGGCAGATACTACAAAGGTTAAAATGAATTATGCTATATGTGCGCCTAGAATATACAAAGGCAGAATAGAATCATTAGTTAGTAAATGTATAGGTTTTGCTGATATGATTCAATTAACACATTTAAAACTACAGCAGGTTATAGCAAGGATGGTTCCTGATGGTGTGTTTGTAGATGTAGATGGTTTGGCTGAGGTTGATTTAGGAAATGGCACAAATTATAATCCACAAGAAGCACTTAACATGTATTTTCAAACAGGTTCCATTGTTGGTAGGTCTTTAACGCAAGATGGTGATCCTAATAGAGGTAAAGTACCAATACAAGAACTTCAAACATCTAGCGCTAACGGTAAGATACAATCGCTTATAGGTACTTACCAGTATTACCTTCAAATGATACGTGATGTAACAGGGCTTAATGAAGCTAGAGATGGTAGTACGCCTGACAAAGATGCTTTAGTTGGTATACAAAAAATGGCTGCAGCTAATAGTAATACAGCTACACGACACATATTACAAGCGTGTTTATACTTAACTGTAAAAGCAGCAGAAAATGTATCACTTAGAATAGCTGACATGCTTGAGTTTGATTTATTAGCGGATACTTTAAAGAAATCTGTTAGTAATTTTAACGTAGGTACATTAGAAGAAATGACTAATTTAAATTTATTTGAGTTTGGCATATATCTTGAACTACAACCAGACGATGAAGAAATAGCTAAGTTAGAAGAAAACATACAAGTAGCTTTACAATCAGGTCAAATATTTTTAGAAGATGCTATTGATATAAGACAAATAAAAAACTTAAAATTAGCTAACCAAATGCTAAAAGTTAAACGTAAAGCTAAACAAAAGATGGATCAAGAGATTGCGCAGCAAAACATAGCAGCTCAATCACAAGCTAATATACAGGCTCAAGAAGCATCTGCTTTATACGAGGTTCAAAAACACGAAGCTATGGCGGCTTCAAAATTACAAATTGAACAAGGTAAAGCTGGTTTTGAAATACAAAAAATTGAAAAAGAAGCTCAAATAAAAAAGGAGTTAATGGAAATAGAATTTCAATATCAAAAACAATTAGCTCAAATGGAAAAAGGATACATGAGTGCTAAAGAAACAGAAATAGAAGATCGTAAAGATAAAAGAACAAAAATGCAAGCAACACAACAAAGTGAAATGATTGCGCAAAGAAACAATGACTCAGGACCTGTAGATTTTGAATCAGGTAATGATAGTCTTGGAGGAATAAACTTAAATGGCTTTGGTCTTTAAGTAGTATTATTTATTAATTTTATATTATTATATTATGTCAGAAACAAAAACAAACGATGAAGTGATAGCTGAAAACCCTATTGAAAGAAGTGGAGAGGTTAAAACTGAAACAAAAGCAGATTACAAAGTTGATTTAAAAACAGGATCAACAACAAAAAACAAACCATCTACTGTTACAAAAGTAGATTTAACTAAAAAACCAAAAGAAGATGCCGTTCAAATCGGAGAAACAAAGGAAGTGGTTGTGGAAGAACAAACCGGAGATAGCGTTAAAATGGACAAACAAGTACATGAGTCCAGCGAAGCTACTGAAGAGTTTAAACAAATCCAAGAAATAGACGAAAAAGAAGTTAAACAAGTAGAGGCAGAAGTAAAAGAAGCAATAAGAGATGAAAAAGTACTAGGTAAACAACTACCAGAAAACATCGAAAAACTTGTTGATTTTATGGAGGATACAGGTGGTACCGTAGAAGATTATGTTAGATTAAACGCTGACTACTCTAATGTAGACGGTAGCGCTTTGTTAAAAGAATATTATAAAAAAGCTAAACCACATCTTAACGATGAGGAAATAGGTTTCATCATGGAAGATAATTTTGAATATGATGAAGAAGTGGACGATGAGCGAGACGTCCGAAAGAAAAAACTTGCTTTCAAAGAAGAGGTTGCAAAAGCTCATAGTTATTTAGAAGATTTAAAAGGTAAATATTACGACGAAATCAAGTTGAGACCGGGCGTTACCCAAGAACAAAAAAAAGCTATGGATTTTTTTAATCGATATAACGAAGATCAGCAAATTGCTTCACAACAACACGAGGACTTTAAAACTAAAACTAAAGAATACCTCTCCGATGATTTCAAAGGTTTTGATTTCAAAGTTGGAGATAAAAATTTTAGATATAATGTTAAAAATCCAAATGAAGTTGCTGAATCCCAGTCAAATATTTCTACGTTTGTTCAAAAGTTTTTGGATAATGACGGAGCAGTTAAAGACCACGAAGGATATCACAAAGCAATATACGCTGCTAGAAACGCTGATACTATAGCACAACATTTTTATGAGCAAGGCAAAGCCGACGCTGTTAAAGATGTGGTGTCTAAATCTAAAAACATTAGTAACGAATCTAGGCCACAACCTACAGGAGATGTTTTTGTTGGAGGGTTTAAAGTAAAAGCTGTTAGTGGTTCTGATTCTCGTGGACTTAAAATAAAAACACGTAAATTTAACAATTAAAATTAACAATTATGGGAATATTAACTCCTCAATTTGGTAGTTTAGTGCCTTCACAGTCACAACAGACTTTGGCTAACAACTACTTAAACTTCAACGGCGCTGCTGGTGGAGGAACATTCGCACAACAATACCTTCCTGAAATTTATGAAGCTGAAGTAGAAAGATACGGTAACCGTACTATCTCTGGTTTCTTAAGAATGGTTGGTGCTGAAATGCCAATGACTTCTGATCAAGTAATTTGGTCTGAACAAAATAGATTACACATCGCGTATGATAACGTTGCTTGTAATCAAAATCAAACAATCACGTTACCTGCTGGCGTTGCAAACGTATTAGCACCTAACATGACTGTTGTAATTATGGATCCAGCTAATCCATCTGCTACTGTACATGCTATCGTAGGAAATGGTGCTGCTCAAACAGGGAACCAAACTGCTACAGTTTATCCTTACGTTGCTGCTAACCTTGCTGGTTTATCAGCTACTGGACTAAAACTATTTGTATATGGTTCTGAATTTGCTAAAGGTACTGCTGGTTCTACTGAGAACATCACTCCTTCTTTTACGCAATATGCTAACTCACCTATCATTATTAAATCCAATTATCAAATTAATGGATCTGATACTGCTCAAATCGGTTGGGTTGAAGTTGCTGCTGAAGACGGAACATCAGGATTCTTATGGTACTTGAAAGCTGAAGGTGAAACTAGATTAAGATTTGAAGATTACTTAGAAATGAGTATGGTTGAAGGTCAATTAGCTACGGCTGGTTCTGGTTTTGTTGTTAATCAAGCTGCAATACCTGGATTTGGTGGTGCTAACCCTACAGTTGCTGCTAAAGGAACTCAAGGTTTATTTTCTGCTATACAATCAAGAGGTAATGTACTTGCTGGATACGGTGGAACGTTAACTGATTTTGATTCTATATTACAAAACCTAGATTCTCAAGGTGCTATTGAAGAAAACATGCTTTTCTTAGATAGAGCTACAGAGTTACAGTTTGATAATATGTTAGCACAACAAAATTCTTACGGAGCTGGAGGTACATCTTACGGTGTATTTGAAAACTCTGAAGAAATGGCGTTGAATTTAGGATTTTCTGGTTTCAGAAGAGGTTCTTATGACTTCTATAAAACTTCATGGAAATACTTAAATGATGCTTCTACAAGAGGTGGTTCTGGAAACTTCACTGGCGGTGACAACATCGATGGTGTATTAGTACCTGCAGGAACAACTACTGTGTACGACCAATTACTTGGTACGAACATTAGAAGACCGTTCTTACACGTGCGTTATAGAGCTTCTCAAGCAGATGACAGAAGAATGAAGTCTTGGATAACAGGATCTGTTGGTGGTGCATTTACTACAACTTCAGATTTTATGCAAGTTTCTTTCTTATCTGAAAGATGTTTAGTAACTCAAGCTGCTAATAACTTCGTGTTATTCGTTGCTTAATATTTATGTAATTCTTACCCTCGTTATATCAACGGGGGTAATTATTACTTTTATAAACTATTTAATTATATTATATTATGTCAAAAACAAAAGAAAAAAAAATAAACAACCCAGAACAAGGTTGGGAAATAAAAGATAGAAATTACTTTTTAACAGGAGCAGACAAACCTTTAACATATACGCTTCCTTCTAAGCACTCAGCACGTTATCCTTTATTATGGTTTAATGAAGAAACAGGAGAGCAAAAAGCTATAAGATACGCCACTAATCAAATGTCTCCATTTGAAGCAGATCAAAAAGGTGAAGTTACAATGTCGCATATTATTTTTAGAGACGGTACACTACATGTTCCAAAAAGAATGCAATCTTTACAAAAACTTTTATCACTATATCATCCATATAAAGGAACAAGATATCAAGAGCATTCACCAGTACAAGAAGCTCAAAGTGATTTACATTATTTAGAATTAGAAATAGAAGCTTTAAATCATGCTAAAAATATAGATATTGATGAGGCTGAGGCTATTCTTAGAGTAGAAAAAGGCTCTGTAGTTTCTAAAATGAGTTCTAAAGAAATAAAAAGAGATGTACTATTATTTGCTAAAAACGATCCGCAATTATTTATTGAGTTAGCTCAAGATGATAACGTTCAGTTAAGAAACTTTGGTATAAAAGCCGTAGAAGCTAATATATTAAGTTTGTCAAGTGATAATAGAGATTTCAAATGGGCTAGCAATGGCCGTAAACTTATGACTGTGCCTTTCGAAGAACATCCATATTCAGCTTTAGCTGCTTGGTTTAAAACAGACGAAGGTTTAGAAGTTTTTAAAACTATAGAGAAAAAACTCTCTTAATCTGTAATACTAATATAGGGTCCGTTTAATCGGGCCCAATATTATAATAAAAATAT